AGTTGGTTTACAATTAAAGGACAAATAAATTAATATTATGAAAGAATATCAAATAATAATCAATAGAGTATATACCACGTATATAGAATTAAAGTTCCCAGATGACGGTAGAGATCATATACAGGAAGTTGACGAAAGACTTGCTAATAGAGTTGGAATGTTATGGGATTTAATATACGAAAAAGAATTAGAGCAAATGAATATTACTGACGAAAGTTGGGAAATAGAAGAAATAAATAATACAAGAACAGGTGCTTTATCTAACGATACAGGGCCACGAAATTAATTAATTATGTATAATATAATAGGTGAATTAAATGATCTTATAAGAGACGAACTTGCTAATAGTCAAGTAAATAAAGATAATGAATCAGCAGAATACCGATTAGGTAAGAATGAAGCTTATTCAAAAGTATTATCACTAATAACTAAATCATTAACAAAAAAAATAAAATTATGAGTAATATGGGATATTGTAGGTTTGAGAACACAACAAGAGATATGGAAGATTGTGTAGAACAAATTAATGAAAGAAAATTAGATGACTTGAACGAGTATGAACTTGCAAGTTTAGGAAGTTTTTTATCTCTAGCAAAACAGATAATAGAAAACGAAGATTATATACAAGAAAAAATAGAAGAGTCTATAATAACAACAGTTGAAAAAGTATTTTAAATGGGAACAAGAAGCTTAACAAAAGTAATAAATACCTGGGAAGATGAAGCAGGTAAAAAACAAAGAAGACCAATTACATGTATGTATCGTCAATTTGATGGATATCTAGATGGACATGGACACGATTTAGCTGAATGGCTATCTGGATATACTATTGTAAATGGTATACCTATGGATAAATCAGAACCAATGTTTAATGGGATGGATTGTCTTGCAGCTCAAATGTTTGTACATTTTAAAGCAAATGGCTGTAAAGAAGATGGCACACCAGTATCTTCTCCAGGAGGTATATATTGTATGCATCCTGATGCTGAAGATTGCTGGGAGGAATATCTCTATGAAATATCAGAAGAAGATAAACAGATACACTTAACAGTATATGAAATAGGACATCAAAGCGGTGCAGCAGAAATGTTTCATGGAACACCAGAAGAATTATTAACTAAAATAAAAGAAGAAGAATATGCTTAATACACAACAAATCTTAGAACAAAATGGACTTAACTGGAATGTAAAAAAAGTACCATTAATATACACAGGAGAATGTCAACCTGATGCTGCAAATGGCTTACACTCAACAGACTTTTACGGTATAGTAAGAGAAGATACGGGTGAAGTATTTGCAACTGTAAAAGAAGCATATACACCTACACAAAATCACACTATCATAGAAACTATGCAAGAAATTGCTGGAGATAATGATCTAGAGATAGTAAAAGCTATGCCTTTTAATGCAGGTAGAAAGGTAATGGTACAAATGAAACGCCCTAATAATCATGTAATTATAGGTGGTCAGGACACAGAACAGTACATATATGCTATTAATAGTCATGATGGGTCAAGCAGTCTTAAATTTGGTTTTATGAATACAGTTGTATTCTGTCAAAATCAATTTGGCTGGATGAACTCTAATGCTTTCTCTGGATACAGACATACAGAGTCTATACAGGATAAGGTTAAAGAGTTACCATCTATAATCAACTTCTCAGGAGAAGAGGAGAAAATAGCAGAGCTACAACACTTTAGTGGTCAGTCAATTGGTAAAGATGCTATTCATGAAATGCTATTTAATCTTACTAAAATTGATAGAGCTATGACTTCTCAAGAGATGCAAGACAACTTCTCCTCTAGAGCTATTAATATACACAAGGATTTATTACAGTGTATGTTAACAGAAACTTCTAGGGTAGGATTAACTAAATGGGGTTTATTCAATGGTGTAACTAAATATACTACACATATGAAATCAGCACCTTTAAGAGAGCACGGTAGACAAGAAAGTATTGTCACTGGATCAGGACAGAAAATGAACGAACAAGCTTTTAACTTTTTAAAAGCGTACTGACAGAAGCGAGGGGGCTAACGCCCCCTTTTTCTACTTATTAATAAATAAAAATTATAATATGCAAGACAACATAACATTTAATGGACATAACTTTAAATATATAAAAGAACATTCTATGTATGAATGTAGAGGAGGTAGTTATTATGATGATTATCATGATCAGGTGCCAGAGCCAAGCTTACAAAAAGCTGCTGATAAATTACTTGAACATCTAGAATCACAGAAAATAAATGCCTCTATAGAGTGGGGTGAAAAAGGATGGATTGAAATAATGATAAATTAATAAATTATGAAAGAACAAATAAACAAAGCATTCTTTGAAGATTTACATCAAATTCAAATGAATCAAATTAATACTAGTGCTATAGATGATGCTAGAAAAGTAATATTAAAGCTCATACTTTACATGAATACTGCTGATAAGGGTATAAATGCAGAAAAAGATGAGGCTGTCTTAGACGCTCTTAGATGGATTAAAAACAATGTATCATGAGTGAAGTAAGTACTTGCTGTGGATGCAGCTATGAAGACAGCTTTATAGCAGACTGTTGTAGTGTTGAAATGAATACAGATAGTGATATCTGTCCAAAATGTGAAGATCATACAGAAGCCACAGGATATATCTGTAATGAATGTGGAAATTGGTTTGAACATACAGAAGATAAAACTGAATGGAAGGCACAAATAAAAGAAAATCATTATGAAGAAATGGCAGACGCTAAACGTAAATATGGAGAATAATTATATATTTGTTAGCTTAAATAAAATACTATGGATAACAATGATATAGAACAAACACTACTGGGTAAGATAATTGTAAACCCTGAATTGATAGATAAATATTCTCAACTATTACATGAAGATTTATTTGAATATCCTTTTAATAAATCAACCTATCATTCTATAATGCTATTAAAAGAGAAGAATAGAACTATAGATATACTCACTGTATCAAAGCTAATTAAGGGTGATGACGTTATATTAAATTTATCTTTTATGACTGACAAAGCTTTTGATTTTACAGAGCTCATTACTTGTATAGGTATTCTTACAGAAGAATTTCAAAAACGCACATTAGCTGGTATAGTTCAAGATGTTAGTAATAAATTGTCTAATCATGATGAGCTTGAGCTTATAATAGGCGGTTTAAATACAGAGCTATCTAAACTCTCTATAGGGCAACCAGAAAAACTAGGAGATCTAAATACACAACTAAGTGATTTTCTGAAAGATATGGAAGTTAGAATGAATACAAAAGGCCTTTTAGGTATAGCTTCTGGATTTCAAGCTATTGACAGATTCACTGGTGGATGGCAAGAGACAGATTTAATTATAGTAGGCGGTGCATCATCTATGGGTAAAACAAGCTTTGCGCTTGCCCTTGCTTATAATGCCGCTAAATACACTAATACACCTACAGTAATCTTTTCTTATGAAATGAGCGCCTTGCAACTAATAAGAAGACTAGCGTCTATGGAGTCAGGTATTAGCAATAGATATATTACAAATGGTACTATAGATGATCAAGAACTAACTAAAATTCATAATACAATAACTGAGATTGAGTCTTTACCATTATCTATTGATGAAGGTAATATTACTTCTTTAGGTTATTTAGTACACCGAATTAAAGAATATGTAAAAAATAAATCAGCTAAACTTATAATGGTAGATTATTTACAATTGGTTACTTCAAAATCTAAAGCAGGTAGTAGAGAGCAAGAAGTTAGCCAAGTGACAAGATCATTAAAGAATCTTGCTAAAGAATTGAATATCACTATTATAGCATTAAGCCAACTCAACAGAGGTGTAGGAATGCGTAATAATAGTAAACCAACATTAGCAGATCTTAGAGAATCAGGTGAGATAGAGCAAGCTGCAGATGTAGTCATGTTAATATATCGCGCTGAATATTATGGTATAGAATTTAATGATAATGGAAAAGAAAGCAAAGGTACTGCCAATATTATATTTGCTAAAGGTAGAAATATAGGAGTCGGTGAAGTAACCTTGAGCTTTAAAAGTGAAATAACAAAATTTATAGATTATGAAGAAGTATAATTTAATTGGAAAATATCCAATAGTTTCAATTATTATGATTGCAGGTTTAGTTTTTCTATTAGGACCAATTATATTTGCATTAATTATTGCTTGTATTATTGTACTGCCAATGTATTTAGCTGTTCAATTATTTGGAAATAAAGAATAATTATGTATATTTGCCTTTGAATGAACAAGAAAATTAGAGAAAAATCAAAGATAAGATCTATAATAAATGAGATAGCTTATGATTTAGGTATTGACAAAAAACTTGTTAGACAGGTACTTATTCTTACATTTAAAGAAGTAGCAATTACTTTATTATTAAGGGGTAGACCTGTCATGATAAGAAGATTTGTAAAGTTTGTAATAGCTGCAATAGCTATTAGAAAAATGAAAGACAATAAAACAAAAGAGAAAGTGAAATGAATTTAAAAGATTTAGCGAAAGAATTACCGTATAAGTGGAGAGTACAATCCACTAAATTCGGAAAAACAACTTGTGTAGCATATATAGATGCAAGAGACTGTCAAGACTTACTAGATGAAGTGTGTGGCCCTGAAAACTGGCAAAGTATGTTCTATGAAGAAAATGGTTTACTATTCTGTAAAGTAGG